TTTTTTTTTCCTGTTTGTTTACGTAAGCGCTTCATGAATTTTTGAAAGTCGCTTTTTATTAGTGAACCATCCGGTGGTATATGTTTTGGGTCATAGGTTAGTGTTATAAAACAGTTATCTTGATGCATTGATGCCTCATGTACACATCGCATAGCCCATTGTCTTGATCGTTCCAATCTGCACCCGATACATTGTCCACATGGTAACGTTAAAGAATCGCCTCCGAATTTATCTGTAAATATTATTTGCCCTTGTAAGTTTTTATATGCTGTAAGCGGATGAAAGCATGCCACGTTAATCCTGCGTGATATATATCATATAAGTGAATTCTTCAGACCACACTTCCATAAATATAGTATTTTTATCTGCAATCATAATCTTGTTCCTCCACGCATTGGACGTGGTTTTAGATTCATTTTATTTATTTTTGAACCTTTTCTGAATTTACGTTTTGAGCCTTTTTTACTCATCTTGTATCGTTTCATTTTCGAGTGCCTCTCTTTCGTTTTCTAATGTATTAGTCCACCAGGTAACTTCTATACCTTGTACCTTGATGATACCTTTACGAACTGAATATTTTTTCTCCAGTCTGGTTGCTGCTACAGCTGCTATCATAACTGAATCTGTATCTATTATCCATTGACCGATTTTAACCATTATTTAACTCCTCTTTTGTATGTATTTATTATAGTTTTTTTTAATACTTTTTGCAAGTATTTATTATAGTTTTTTTGACTAGACACCTAAAGGTGTCAGTCAGCACAGTTACATCAAGTAGGATATGTGCTGATTCGCCTTGTAGTGGCTCAGGTTTCACCCTTACTGACGCGCTTCGCTTGTCTAACCGATAGAAGCGATAATTAAAAATTATCACTTATAACGGTTTATTTGCTCTTATATGAGCGTTTTTTAGCTTAGTTTAGCCCTCAGTATACTTTGATTAAAATCACGTAGTAGAGGGCTTTATACTAAGCCTTATTATTATATTTATATTATTTTTTTAATTACATTAAAAAAGCCCCGTTAGGGGCTTTAGTTACTCTGCTACCGGGGGAGTTACCGGTGGAGTCTCAGAGTTTGTTACGATCACCTCCACGGGTGATACAGTTTCGGGGGCATTAGCCAGCCCCCAGTCAACAAGTTGTTGTTGATTATCTTTATTATGAATGAAGTCAAGGAATTTAGCAGGGTCATTATCAAATTTTTTACGTATATCTGATGGAACACTGCTAAACGACTTCTCCGCCTGGAGAATAGCGTTCATGGTTTCTTGAAAATCATTATTAGGATTATCATCATATGTAAATTGTTGTAATTGAGCCGTTTTAGTTATTAGGTCCATTCCGTGACGTTTTACTATATTATTTATATTCACCTCATCTTTGTGTGATTGTTCTACCCTAACGATTTCATCATCGGGAGTTTTATATTGTACTTTATTGCGTATTACTTCGCCTTTTGAATTTCTTTTATAAAATGACATTATTTTTTAATCCTGACGCCGCGATGAAATGTATCTTGACGTCTTAATTGATCTTCGGTTTTTTTCTTAGGTTTTGTTAATTGAATACCAGGTGATTGTCGTATTTTATCTGCTTCTTCTGCATTTTGTCCTGTTATATATTTACGTAATTCCAGTATTTCATTCCTAATTTCTGCTGCGCTATTTTTATAATCATTTAAATTACCAGAACCACCTTCGATAATTTTATCGAGTATATCCATAGCTCTATTTATAGGGTCAGTTAAGTTAGTTTTACGCTTCGTAAAATCAGTACTCGCGTTTAGATTTTTAATATCGGCAATCATTTTTTGTATACTTAATCCTGTTGTCATGTTTGATAATAATCCCTGCATTTTATTTTGAGCAGTATATCCATGTGCATTAGCTTTAGCTGTTGCCGGTGGTGATGATGTAGCCATACTCCCGGCTGGTGTAGAAGCGTCAAATTTTCCTGCTAATATAGGATTAACACCAGCTTTTTTCATATCTGCCATACGTCGTGATACAGCACTACTAGACATTTGCTCTGTAAATTTTCTATTCATAGCAGCTTGAGCAGCATTGAAATCTCTTGATATACCTGCTTGCTTAGATGAAAAATCACGCGCTTTTTTAGCCTCCTGTATTTCCATAACATTACGCGCTGATGCTATGTCTCTATTTGCTCGGTTTGTGTCGCCTACACCCATAAATCCCAATATAGGTGAGGCAACAGCGCCAATACCTGGTAAACCCCCAACACTCGCTAATATACTCATTAGAAGTGATCTATCATGCCAGGTACACCAAAGGTTGGCATAGGTCTAGCACATTTAAGTTGCATATAAGTGTCCACAATTAGGTGGGGCTCGTCTGGAAATTGAATACAACGGTCTAGTGGTACATCTTCTTCAATAAATGATTTTCCTAGTGAAGGTAATGTTGCAAAGTCTTGACTAAGATGCCATGGGTCAAGTGATGAAGTTACGTCAGATTGAAATAGTCCTGATATTTGAGAAGGTTTATACCGGTATTCTGCATATCTTTCCTGATAACCAAATACAAGGTCATCATTAGCTGAACCATCACAAAAGATTTCTTTGTTTAAAACTTCTTGCTCCCCGAGATGGGCCAAAGATGGCCAATATATGTCATAACGTGTTGATTTTGATAGTTCTCTACGTAGGCCTTTTTGATAAGTTAAGTCTGCCCTGGCTGATATGATTCCCATGACGATGCCATGTTCATTGAATGATTTAGTAAAGCCATGACCTGATAATGAAGATGTTCCTATTGCAGATAGTTCTGCTACACCTGTACCGTCGGATGTTCCTGAAGTAGTTGTTTGAGTTTGAGATGTAATTGGAGATATATTAATAGGTGAAGAACCACCACCGAGATATTCAGGCCGATAAGATAAGTCATAGAAATTAACTCCAAAATGATTACGAACCAATTCACTGTAACGTGTGCCGCCACGCGCGTCGCGTTCTAGAAGCTTCTGAACCTGGAAGGCCTCACGTAGGTCATTGATAGTGGCCGCAGTTGCGGTTGTTAGATCAGCTGTTGCTGTTGATAATTCTAAATTTGGACTACCCCAATCTAACACAGCAGTTGTCGATGGTACAGTTGTACTATCTATTGATTGAGACCCTGATGTTGATCGAATTCTAAAAGGTATATCTGCATTATTATCAAATGTTGGACCCATTATACCAGTTGTATTACCTATAATAGTACCTGATACCGGTGCTGATGTTCCAAGCGGTATGCTAACCGAGTCACCTTTCTGTGGAAATGGCAAACTGGACGTAAAATAATCGTGCCTTTTTCCACGCCTTTGAAGTTCAATTGTATCTGCTACACCTGAATTATCTGGACCATCATCAGTATATAAATTAGGAGAATCTATTAGGTTTTGGTCGCGAAACCATTCCTGATAAATTCTCGTATATGCCCTGAATGGTAATGCATTAATATCAGCATCATCAGGTGATATATTATGTGGGACTCCTATATAATTTAATGTTGCACTACGCCTACCACCTGCTGTAGCCAAATTTGCATCACCTTTTGATAGTGCTGCACCTGATAATATAGGAATTTGATAATCGATAGAATCAGCAGGATCAGTTTGTTCACCAAAGAATTTTTTACTGTTATCCCATATTAATCGATAGGGAACAAAGAAAAAGTGTGTATCAATGAATAAATTATCAAAAATCGGGAATAATGGTGTTGATAGTCGAGCGAATGCATGTAATTTAGCATTGAACGTATCACCGGGAAGTACATCATCCCAATAGAAAGGTACTAGCCATCCAGCATCCATTGTGAATTTATGACCGTGTGATCTATCAAATTGAGATCGAGGCGCCTGAACACTTGGCGCCTGGCTAAAGTTGTGTGTCATTACTGATTTCATGTTTTTTCCTCATTTTTTAACAGGATTGTTCTAAGTCTTCTCTTTGCATTTCTGGTGTTATTGAACTTACTGATGCTGTTTTTACTTCTAATCCAGATTTTATTTTAACCGGATTTTTATTTTGTGTAATCGTTCCGGAATTATCGTCATATCCTGCAATGTGATATAAAACATAGTCATTTTTATGTGGTTGTTCTGTTACTGATTGAGTAAATGCGCGTATTGCGCTTTGATCATTAATATCTGTAAATGGATTATTGAATAGTTCACTTACAGTATCATAAATTGCGTATAAGTTTTTGTACATTAGAGACTCCGCTTGAGTTGATTAAATTGCGCTTTCTTTACTGTTTCCTTAGCTGATAACCGTTCGCGCGTATTGTCATCTGATAAGTAGGCCGATAATTCTCGGCCAGATTTTATGTCGTCATATAGTTCTGGGTCAATTCCTTGTAAATATTTATCATAGTATTTTGCGGGTGCTAAACGCATTCCGCGAATAGTTGTAAAGTCTTTAGGGTAGACATCTCGTGTATATGTGCTAATCCAAGTATGACCAATGCCAGGGCGGCGAGACATAGTAGAATACTCGGTGAGGACTTCGCTAATTTCTCCAGTATAATCATTAAACCTTTCATATGGTTTTAAACCTGTTTCTTCGTTTACCTGGTCTTTTAATGGGCCGTTTAGTTTTTTCATGCAGTACCTTGCTACATATCCGGCAGATTCGAATGTAACAGTACCTAGAGTCACGAAGCCTTTTTTCCATATTTTTTCGAGAGTCGGCGAGCTGTATATAGCTTCACCAGAAGGAGAGTCGAATAGATAGACCCAATCTGAGAAGTTGTATCCAAATAGTATTGCGTGATAATGCGGTCTGCTTGTGTTGTCACCATATTCTCCACAGTGGTAGTAGCGTATTTTTTTTCCTGTTTGTTTACGTAAGCGCTTCATGAATTTTTGAAAGTCGCTTTTTATTAGTGAACCATCCGGTGGTATATGTTTTGGGTCATAGGTT